TACTAAAAATACACTCTCACTCTTTGCTTGTTCTTGCATTTGATTTCTTCCTCACTTGTTTAACTGGCGTCTTTTTAGCCGCTGGTTTAGCCCTAGGCTTTTTGAGTTTAGCCTCGGCTTCTTTCATTATATCTTCTCCACGTTTGTTCAAACGTTTGAATACTTCTTCTGGTTCCATCCAGATATCTTTATTCTCTAGTATAGACTTAATTTCATCATCTGTCAAGAATCCAGCATATACGCTACGCATGAATCTGTCAGACCATTTACGTTCGTACATAATGTTGTCGTACATCTCACCACCTTTGCCTATAGTACCACCTGAGTAATTGTGGAACATAAACATAGAGTGTTCTGAGATTTCGAATCCATCGCCAGATAAGAATACCATTGTAGCGGCAGACATACATGCGCCTTCTACTGATGTTAAAATATTTGCTTGAGATTCTGCCATGACACGCATTAGTTGTACAGCAGTAAATAAATTACCGCCTGGAGAATTGATGTGAATTTTGATAACATCATTCTCTGTTGCGTTTCTAATTATTTCATACCATTCAACGTAATCATCTGGAGTAGTTATTTCTCCAACCAAATACAATGTGTATAGTTGTCCTAGTACTTTTGGTTGTCTAGGTTTTTTAGCGTCATCTAAACCAAATAACGAACTGATTTTTTCTTCTTCCATGATTATCACTTTCTATAGTAATGTAGAGTATACTCTATTTTGTTTTAGTTGTCAAACTTTCAACTCCATATTTGCACAACCAGTATGCATCAATCAAGTCAGAAGAAGGATTCCATTGCTTTTCAGTCATATGTAGTTCTTCCTTTAAACGAATATCATTGAATTCTTCAAAGACTTCCTGCATTCGTTCTTTATTCGCATTGCCTTTACCAGTAGCATATTTCTTAAGTACTGTTGGTGGTACTTCAGTACATTCTACGGCAAACAACCATAGTCTGTATTTTAGGATGCCAGCGTTCTCTGCAATGTTGAATACTCTGCCTTTTGATCCCATAGAATATCCTTCTAGGAATACGTGGCACTCTTTGTCTGTCTCTAACAGTCTGTCAATAAAGAAATTTGATATACCATCGTATCGTAATACGTCAGTCATTCCTTCATGGTCGAAAAACTTGCCTCTTATATTCTTGAATTGTACATCGTATTTTCTAGATTGAGTTAGAAAATAAAAATTACAATCAGAAAAGTTAAAATGTCCAATCCTGTCATTATTGTCTCCTGTATCAAACACACACATTGCAGGGCATGTTAGAGAATAATCTACTCCTGCTACGATCATCTATCATCTTCCGAGGACCATTCATCATGTTCTATTAGTTTGTCCCAATCCTCATCTGCCCACTCTTCGTCTTTTTCTGATATTGCTTCTTCGGTTATTGTTGAACCGCAGTAAGCGCAATTTGTTGGTTGTGTTTTGTCTCCGCCTATCAATGGAGTTACTGAATATTCAGCCGCACAGCCATCGCAAAATACGTTATATGTTGTCATTTTTTTCTCCTTATTCGTACATTACTGTACTTGTGTCTCCAAGTGCCCATTTTGGGTCTAATTCAACATTCCATCTTTTTGTAGCAACTTTAAAATCTGGTGTCTTCATTTGTTTAGGATTGCTTGCGGGTTCTAATATGATTAATCTATTATTTGGTTGAGCCGCAAACTGTCCATTATCACATTTGATAAAATTAAATGATTTGTGATCTTCAATATCTTCACTATGACCACAATCCAATGTATTGAAATCTGTATGTGCAGAATCAACGGTGAAGAGATACTCGCCATACATCCAATCGCCGCCTTTTAACTTAAACTTACATTTCATGTTAGCAATCATAGATTTTCTTATGACTGTTATATCTGACGATAAACTATTCCACAACTGTAAATAGTCTAATGACAATGGCTCACCTTGAATTGGTTTCCAACAATATGCATGAAGAGGTAATTTATCGTACAATGCACCATATTCGTTTAAATATGATTCTATACGAAATGCTTGACTTCTTAATGATTTTATTGTTATCCACCAGCAAGGAACTAATTCTCCATGACCCTTTTCAAAGTCATAGAGAAATTCTTTGCGTACAAAACATTTAACTGCCGGAAGATTTGCTACGATGTGTGCCATGTTTTACCAATGCCTTATAACACCTGCTACAATAAACAGGTTCGTTATTATATAGCAAAGCACAATACACGTTCTGATGATTGCAACTTTGTCGGACTCGTTATCACATGCACTAGCCTTACTACCCAATGCTTTTGCCCATAGTCTCCACATGATTATTGAGTACAAGTTCTTTCACGATAGATTCTTCCATCAGGATATTGAATTTCTTTCCAATCAGTACACACTTGCGGTGACTGTTGAATTATAACAGGTTGCTGTTGAACAAATACGGGCTGTTGCTGAACAATTATAGGTTGTTGTCGTGCAATTTCATATCCAATAACACCGCCTATGATTGTAGGTCCGATCCAACTGTATGGTCTAAGCCCATGGCCGTGATGATGACCATGATGATGTTGTGCAAATGTTGAAGCAGACACCATCAACAAAAATATAGTTAATAGTTTTTTCATTTAGTTACACCAAGAAGTTTTAGCCTCGCCGTAGTATTCACGGGCTAAACCATTTGCGATCAATGCTTGTCTTAAACTATTTCCGTCTAAGATAACGTCACCTAAAACACGCCCACCATACTTATCCCAATCCATCAACATAACTTGTCTGTGTTTTGCTGATGCAACTGCTTTCTTTGTGAATTCTGTAGCACGTTGTCCTCTTAAGTCTTCTTGTGGACATTGCGCTCTGAATCCTTTTTCTGGTGTGTCAACACCAAAGACTCGAATACTCAATTCTTTTTTGAGTGGATCTGGTAAGAATGTCGCTTCAAACGCAACAGTATCGCCATCAATAACCCTAGTAATATTAGCGTCATAGATAACTCCCGGTTTTTGTTTTCCTGTTTGTGCGAATACTGAATTGTTCCATGCCGAGAATGCAAATCCTGCAATTATCAATGTAATCCAAAATGTGTATCTTAAATAGTTCATGCCGCTTTACCCCATACGTCTGCCCAATCACCTTTGGTCGCACCCTTTGCGTAGTCGGTTGCTCTGTTCTCAAAGAAATTTGTATGCGTTGGAGCATTAATCATTTCTTCAACCCAAGGTAATGGATTCTTTTTAACTTTAAATATGCCTTTCAACCCAAGGCTGATAAGGCGCCTGTCTGCAATATAGCGAATGTATTTCTTAACTTCTTCCGAAGTAAGTCCTTCCATCGCATTGATACCGAACGCCAAGTCAATAAACTTGTCTTCAAGTTCAACCATTCGTTCTGCAATAGTATATATCTTAGATTTTAATTCATCATTCCAGATTTCATTATTCTCTTGAATAAATGATCTGAATAATTTAATCATAGATTCTGCATGTTGCGTTTCATCAACAATAGACCATGTAATAATCTGTCCCATGCCTTTCATCTTACCCATGCGTGGAAAGTTCAATAGCATAATGAATGAAGAGAACAACTGCATACCTTCTGTGAATGCTGAGAATACTGCAATGTGTGTTGCTGTAGATTGCAAGTTTCCATTCTTACTTGAAATGTCTAGCACATAATCGTGTTTGTCTTTCATCTCTTGATATGCTAAGAATTCATTATATGTTGTGTCTGGTAGACCCAATGTTTCAATCAAGTGTGAATAGGCAGCCACGTGTAGTGCTTCTCTAGCGGCAAAGCCAAGCAACATCATTCGTACTTCAGGTTGTGGAAAGTATGGTAGATAGTTTTTTACATAACCACCAGCAACGTCAATGTCGCCTTGTGTGAAGAAGCGAAAAATGTTTGTGAGAAAATGTTTCTCTTCTGCTGTTAATTTTTTCTTCCAATCTTTAACGTCTTCAGCCATTGGCACTTCTGTATGTAACCAATGACTCTGTTCGTGTTTTAGCCATGAGTCATATGCCCATGGATAGTTAAATGGCTTGAATGCATCTCTGCCATCCATTAAATTACTTTTTACTTTTGTTGCACTCATTTATTGTTTATCTCCGAATATTATTCTTTTGTTTGGGTAATTGTTCACAAAAAACTTAACCATGCTTTCAACGTCAGGCTGTTGCGTGATGAATGCACTTGTTCTTTTTTCATAAACGAAAATCTGGCCATTAACGATTTCGCTTTTACAGATCATAATGTCTTTATGTTTGACTTGTTCTGCTTCAGCCAGTACTCTATCTATTTCATTTTCTTTTACTTGAAATCTTTTTTTCAAATCTCTGAATAACAAATAAATTGCCAATACAATTAAAAATACTACATCTAATGTTGAAAATTCCATTTAAGCCCCCAACCATTCAGTCAATTCATTTTTCATTTTCATACCAGAGAAGCGTTTGACTTCAACGTCACCGTCTATCATCACTAAAGTTGGAACACCACGAATGCCGTAGTCCATTGCAACTTGTTGATTCTCATCAATGTCAATAACTTCAATTGGAATTTGAGTATCAACGTCTTCTAATGTTT